TAGCTCTCATGTAGGTAGGTAGATCTGGTGCGGTACTCCGCAAGCGAGAACGCATGTAATTCCATGCAAATGGAGTTGACCACTGCGTCAATTCATCAAAACCTACCCAACTAAACGAGAGTCCCTGATACCTCAGTACATCCTCATCACGATCCAAGTAAGAAAACCACAGTCTTGCTCCACTTGGTGCCTGCCACTGCATCTTTCTCTCGGACCATTTGATCCCAGGATAGATTCTTGGGTACAATTCCTGACTTTTCCAAATCAGTTCCCTTAATTCTTCTGTTGTATGTCGCAATAGTAGCCCACTAAACTGTGGATGTCCCATATATCGCATGGGATCTGCCAACATTGCATATGATTTACCTCCACCTGCAGCCCCACCATACAGTACTTCACGCTCACTTGCAGCTAAAAAGAAGGACTGTGGTCCTGCGTTGGGCTTAAATATTACATTATTATCCTGTTGTACTTTCTGTATGAGTACTTCTTGCCTTTGTATCTCCTCCTTGTTTAAAGTCTGGATCGAGATGTCTGGCACTTTCGACGATTCTTTTGGCTTGGTTGTAGATTTTTGTACCTTTTTTGTCTTCGTACTTTTCCGCAAGCTCAAGGGCTTCTTTGTACCTTCTGGCCCATGACCTAAGTAAGCTAATTTTGGCTCTTCTTTGTCGCTCATTCTTTACACGATGCAATAAACCGACATGACTTATATACCTTCCAGTGACTTTTGTTAGCCATGCAGCTACATTACGAGAGGCATATTGTTTTAAATACTTCTTAGCTTTCTCTAATGCTTCTAATTCATGGGGTATTGGTATTAATAACAGCTTAGATTCTTCAGAAAACTTATATCCAAACGGAGGTTTAACGAGCATTACTGTTACGGGTATGGGTACGTATTCCCCTGTTTCCGCTGCATCTTTAGGCTGAGGCAATAGCCATTTACCTGCAGCCTTTCTTAATGGCAATACACTGTCTGGCATAGTTACTCATCATCTTGAGAAGTATCTTTAGGGGGTAAAATCATTAAGCCGTTATTTGTTTCAATCTGCATCTTTTCTGTCTTAGCTAAGCCTACACGATCTAGCAAGTCTTTAGCTGCACTTAGTTTGTCCCTGATGCCTAACTCTGTAGGATCTACCATACCGTCTACAAGTGACATAGCTGCACGGGGTGCATTACGTGCCATAAAGATTTGTGTAGCTTCTAGTATTTCTTCTTTAAGACCTTTAATGATATCACGAGTGTAGTATGTAGGTGAATACCCTGCTAGTACTTTAGCACGATTAACATCTCCCCCTGCCTCATCAAATAAGACATCAAGAAACTTTTGTTGTAGTTCAGTTAATTGTCTTGCCATAATTAATCCCTGTAAGGTCGAACCTTCTTAGCAATAGCCTTTGGTTGGCTTACAAATTGTTTACCCTGCTTTGTACCTTCTCGTTTAGCTTTAGTTGTAGCTGCGTATTCTGCAGGTGATAGGGCCTCTCTAGCTTTCTTTGGTAAGTATCTTTCACCTGTAGCTTGTGGACCTTGTGTGGAAGGTTTACCTGACTTAGTTCCCCAATCTTCTTTAGTCCACTTACTGAGACTCTTTTGGGCTTTAGTCTTTTCTCCTGTATACCCACCGCCTTTATCTTTGTAAATCTTACCTGCTAACTGTGCTTTCCTAGCTGACCATTGACCTGCGCTTCCACCTTTAGTACTGGCTTTTACTTGGGCCACTACTCTGTCCCATAATTTTTCATTTGATCTAGGCATAAGTGCTTACCTTTTTGCACAAGTTAACAAATTCAATGAGAGACAAATCCTGTTTACAATTATTAACTTCCCAGGTAGTTAACACTACATTAGTTTTTACATACCCCTTACTTGAATCTATTCTATCTACAGACAAAGTTTTTTTACTTCCTGCAGACACTTCTAAATCATCACCTGTGTACTTACATTTTCCGTTTTGCTGCGTATACAGCTCAATTAAAAAATAAAAATCAAAATCTAACTCTAATGATTTTTGACGTACCCTTCGTTGCAAATAAGAAAATATTCTTTTGCAGGCTCTTTCTAGAGTTGTTGGGCCTTTTCTATAGACTTTATTTCTTTCATTGTTACAGTCTTTACAATAAGACATGTATCCTGTTTTTTGATTTTTATTTGCTGTAAATTCCGTTATACTTTTACTTTGTTTGCACGTGCTACAAGCCTTAGCCTTTTCCCATAGCTTTTCGTTAGTGCGTCCCATTTATTTACTTATGCTCTATTAGCTGGATCAAAGTATTCTTCTACAGTGACTGTAGCACTCATAGTCGATCCAGACTCCGGTGTAATGCGTAATTTATCACCGCCATTTAAAACTAAATAACTATCCGATAACTGTAAATAACCGTAAGCACTTAGTATATATCCACCTAAAATAAAATACCATGTAGATGTCGAAGTGTCGTACCATTCAATTGTTAAATTTTTATTCCCACCCGTAGCATTAGTTACAAATAGCAAAACTACATGAGCTGTCCAATTAGAAGGACACTCATAAATTGTATTAGCTGAACCTGCAGTTAAGTTAGTACCTATACTGCGGGATTTATAACCATCATTGATTGGCATTATTTCTTCTTCATACTACGAGCTTGACTAAGAGCAATGGCAATAGCTTGTTTAGGGTTCTTTACTACCGGACCCTTCTTGCCAGAGTGTAGGGTTCCTTCTTTGAATTCACCCATAACCTTCTTCACTTTCTTTTGCTCTTTAGTCATTTTCATAATATGCTCGCTTTGCTGCGCTTCATTTTGCTTTCTTTACTTTAGCTACTTTAGGCATAGCCACTGCAATCATGATAGATGGGGTTTTAACTTTCCCCATACCACCTTTAGCATACTTACCTTTAAGACATTTACCTGCCTTGTTGCATTTGGCAGGTGTAGGACAGTTAGGGCAAGCTTTCATATTACTTCTTAGCTTTCTGTGCAGGTTTCATGGAAGCACCACAATTAGCCATACCACCTTTGTTTAGCATCTTAGGTTTAGCTGCAGATGCATAACCACCACCCATCATCTTTTTCTTAGCTGGCTTCTTGACCATACCACCCTTTTTGTATCCTAGGCTTTCCTGTAGTTCTTTCTTTTCTCTCTCTGTAAGCCCACGCTCTTTCATGACACGTGACATACCTTCTGGCTTCTCTGAACCACCTTCACGAATACGCTGACTCATAAGCTGATCTAAACGTCTTTCTTCACGTGCAGTAAGCTCACTGGACTTCTCTTTCTTTTTAAGTGCAGCTAGCTCTTCTGCAAGGTTAGGATCAACATCCATTGATTCACGAGCCATGCGACGCTCACCTGCCTTCAGTGCTTTAGCTTCTGATGGGGACAACATCTTACTTACTCTACCGAAACCTGCCATTTAAGTTCTCCTAGGAAATTAAGATACTGCTAATATTTTTTATACTACGATTACTTACCAAACTTTAATTTTTGTGACTTAGGGGGTTCCTTCTTAGATCCACTGGGACCTGCCCACAATCGTTTATCTGCCCAATATGCAGCGGATAATTTACCTTTAGCTATGTTCTTACCGTGCCTAGCCTTAAAGTTTTTACGAGCTTCTTCACTGTAATTGTGACCCATTGACGAATCACCGTAATGGATCAGCTTAACTGTGTCACCCTCTTTAGCTACTACCATCTCTTTCTTTCCTGGCTTATTAGACTTCTTAGGTTGGTTGTAGCCAGTAAACCCCAGCTTTTTATATCGTTCCGGTAGTGCTCGCTTCGCTGCGCTCTTTTTGTCCACTTACACCCCTTTCACCTATTACCCTTATATCTGTGATCACTCTTAAGTATTCTACCCTCAGACCACCCTTCTGCCTTCATTGCTGTTTCTACCTGTTGCAATGGAAATCTTATACCTGTGCGTTTCTCTAAAGCTGCACGAACATAGAATACATCGCTATGGGGTATATGCACTTGATCTAACTTATCACGATAGACTGCATTAATGAAGTCGTTGAATAAGTGATTTTCTCTTAGGTATATTTTCTTTTTCTTCATACGTCAATAGCAATCCTCGCTCCCTTATTCGCTTTGCTCATTGCAGTCGCTGCGGAAGGGTACAGATAAGAGGCTACTGAAAATCGAGCACAGATAGTATTGTATAGTTTTATTGTCTCAGACCCGAAGTTTCATGCTCATTTATAGTGAGCACTTAAATGTTACTTAAGTACTTACTATAAGTGTATTATACAGTAATATTATATTTATTACAAGTACATAGTATCTTAAGTTGTATATTGTAAGTGTATATATTCTAGTAATATTGTATCTATTACTTTTAAGTTGTATATAGTAAGTGATTTATATACGAAGTATGTATATATATTTAACTATGTATTGTAAGTGTATATATATATATAAGTGATTTAAGTGTTACACTTATATGTATCACTTTCAGTGAGGGCTGTTACCCTATGGTATATGTGTTTGGTTGTAGTTGTCAAGTTATTTGTGTCTCAGACCCAATATCTATGCACTTCTGTAACATCTACACCACATTCATTATCGATAATCTCACTTACTCTAGGCATCTTAATCGATACTAGTCATTACTGTACATTCATCCAGTATTCATTCTCTTAACCCTATGTGCCTGTATACATATACAGTATTTCATAGCCAGTTGCCTATTTTTTGTGCACATGTGTAGTGTACATGTATATAAATACAAACGAGAGTGATTCTCATTTAGAGTGTGTGTGTATGTTAGTGTGTACTAACATAAGTAATTGATATATGAGAACTATTCTTATTTAGAGTGAAAATACCTGATCTGTGTAAGAAGCCATATACAGTAGCGCCCCACCCCACCCTGGCCCACGCCCGCCCATGCTCGTGATCACCCGTGTGTATGCGCCTACGATCACGTGCGATGTAATGTCATCATGCATGGGCTATGATATACACGTTCTATAATGCATTTAAAATCAAGTACTTAGATGTATCATTAAACTGTTACGATGTCAGTTAGTCACAAAAAAGTGCATATCGAAAGTGATGATTTTTAGAGCAGTTCAAGGGTGGTCAAGGCGGTGCATCATTTTCAATGATCCCACTGTCGAACATTCGACACTAACCATATCCCCCATTGCCAATGTCCAACATCGACCGTATATCAGCTCAAACCTACCATTCGTCGGCTGAAATCGACCGTCTGTCGAAGTTGGCATGGCAATTGCAATAGGTCACCGGCTTTGGACACTTTACTCTCAGAGGTT